CCTATAAAAACAAACTTACCTGCAACATCCATTTCTTGTAATGTCGTTTGTGGTGTATTGATCCAACTTATCCACTTTCTGCCCAAGCTATCTGTTTTTACAGGTGGTATTCCTCTAATTGATATTTCTGATATGCCATTATCATTAGTTTTTATAATGTATGTTTTTACATTAAACAAAGCCTTATATATCTGTGTTCCAAAACTAGGTATCCATTCATTATTAGGTGTTTTTACTAAAAGAGGTATTCTTCTTACAAGTTGATCTACATCTGTGGGAGCAATGGCTAACCCTTGAAGTGTTTTATTTGACAAGAGAGGATGGTTCGCCTTCACTCCCAAACTTATTATACCACCATTATCTTCGCCAAGCACAACAGTTCCAGATGTAGCAGGATAAATACCTTTACCATCTTCAAACATAGCTATTACAGATGGTGCATATTCTAGTGCTGCAGCAAATATTTCATCACCACCCATTCTGTCAGCTTGTGGAAAAGATATAACCCAACCAATACCTACTGCACCTTTATTAAGTAAATCTATTTGTATTTCAGCTAATCTTTGTCTTGGTAATGGATAACCACCTTCTCGTTCTACATCTTCTTCAGTAATATTAAGTATGACAAAATTTCCTGATTCTTCTGGTATTTGTATAAAAGTGTCATACACTTTAAGTTTTAATATTTCTGTCGGAATACTTTGAAATACTAGAGGTAATATTAATATTATAAGTATAGGTAATAATAGTTTTTTCATCCGCTACTTTGGTTAATTGTTATAACAGAATCTCCTCCGCCATTTATTTTTACTATATTAGATACTCCATCTTGTATTAAGATTACTGTATATCCGTTTCCTGAACTTATATCTACTTGTGCTGATTCACTAACTTTTCTACGCAAACTTATAACTTGTCCTGTTACTATTGTAGTTATCTGTGTATCTGAATCTTGACCAATTAAAGTACCAGAAATATTTACACCTGTAGCTGCAGCTAATTGGTCTTCTTCCTTTTCTATAGCCAAAGCATCTAAAACATTTAATAAATCTTCAAGAAAATTAACATCTAAATAATTAATATCTAATTCTGTAAACTCTAAACTATTATCTTCTAGCAAATCTTCAGCTAAATAATCTACATCTAAATCATTAAAGTCTAATAAATTAACTGTTTTAGTTGTTGCCGTTTCTTCTTGTGCAATATCCTCTTCTTTAGGTGGCGTAACAATTAACATATTATCAATAATATCTAATGTTAAATCTAATATTACAGGTTTAGTAGGCGAACTTTCAAATACATTTACAGTAGTAGCTTCATATGGTTTATTTAATAAAACACTACCAGTTGCTGTAACTACCTCTATTTCGCCACTAGAAAGCCCTAAAGCATCTGGCAGCAATATTATAAGACTACGCCCTAGTTCATCAACTGTAGCCGTAAAATCAGTTCCACGAATAGCTATATTAGCTGTAGGTGTTTTTAAAGATATGTTTTGCTTATCTATGCGGTTTAAATTGCCAGTAATAAACCTTGCTGTACCAAGTCCAAAGGTAAGAGCCATCTTTGCTTTACTTGGGTCAGGGTCATAGATATATTCATCTATTAAAAGCTGTGAATGTTCAGTTAGCTTTACAGTTGAATCATCTAAAAAAGTAATAGCCATACGACCATTTTTAGTTATAGCTTCATCGTTGCTTTGTATAGCAAACTTTAAATTAGCTTCGTAAGGTTTATCTCTTACAATTTGTGCTGAACCATTTAGTTCAGATATATCTCCAATATCAGCAGCTTGTGCTTGTACCTTGGTCGTTTTGAATAACGCACACAGTACCACTATTGCCAATAGATAGAATTTTAAGCCAGTCATTATCTTGGGTACTTGCTTGTGTAATATTAAATGTTCTGCTGTTGCCTGTTTGGTCTAAATAAAAATAACCACCAGCATAACCAGAACCTGTAAAGTTTATTGTGTTGCTATCACCATCAACATCAACATAAGAAGTGCCACCATCATAATTAATATCAAAGTCAAATGTATTACTTTCACCCTGTATAATCCAATCTAAATCTAATGTAGCAGCTAATGCACTTGTGCCATGGTCTAAAGTAAATGTATTAGAACTACCTGTAACATCAACATTATAGTTTGAACTATCAATACCATAAGTATTTGTTGGGTCGCCTTGAATAGTAAAAGTATTACTATCGCCATCAAATTCAAAAAAGCCTGTTACAGAATCTCCTAATATATCACCAAGAAATTTGTTTGTATCACCTATTTGGTTTATATCTAATGTCATAGTAATACCATCTAAATCTAAAGCAGTAAGAGTTCCTGCTACAGAATTTAGACCACCAATAATATTTCCAGAACCAAGTTGTTCTAAATCTATATTTGCTGTTGCACCTGATTGGTCAACATAAATTTCGTTATCAGCCCCGTATATTGTCAATGCAGTCAGCATCACAATCAGGCTCATCAATTTTAATTGCTTCATTTTTTTTCTCCCAAAAACCTTTGTTATAACCTATTTTTACTATTTGCAAAACTGCTTCTTCTATAGCTTTTTGTAAAGCTAAAGTTGTAGGCTCGTTTTCTGCATCTCCTGTTTCTATTTCTACAAGTTCCGTACCTGCTTCAATAAACCTAAAAACATCTTGTGATTGTCCATAACTATAAATTTGTTTATTTACTAAAACATCAATTAATACTTCTCCTGTAGCTATGGAAACCATACGCAAGGCAACTGTTATATTGTCTATACGATACTGTTTGCTCATTCCAATACCTAAATATCTAGCACCGATACCACCACTTTTAATATTTGTGTCATACCCAATTACGGCACCTTCCATAAGCACACCTGCAAACAATAAAGGCATGATAGGTTTAGGTCCATCTGTTGCTTCGTTTTGTTCTCTAGCAGAACGAATTAGTTGTCTTTCTTTTGTAAGATTATCTAATCCAACTCTTTCAGCAACTCTAAAAAATTTACCATTTGCGGTATGTTTAAGAGTTCTAATTAACAAATGACTTGGTGCTTGTGTTATAGCAGAAGAAAACAAAGCAAACTCACTATTACTTTTTCTTTGACCTGTTTGGTCAGTAAAACTATTAGGATATACTGCAACAACTATAGGCACTTTAGGTTGTGCTACATTTAATAATTCTTCTGATTGTATTTGTAATACACTAGGTAAAGTTTTACCCTTTTGTAAGTTAGTATCTACTGGAGCTAAACTACAACTAGAAGCTAAAATCGCCAATAGGCAACTGAATTTCCGTAACATTTCCGTTTTCATCCGTAATAATTAGAGTAATAATGCCATCTTTAATACTATATTGGATGGTGTTACCCTCTAATGTTAAAGTACCTTCTGTGCTTGGCGTTTCTCCAAATAAGTTTTCTACTAATTGTCTTGATAACTGTGCATAAATTCTTGATTCTAAATTACGAATAAATCTAGCTAATGTAGTATTTTCTTTATCTCTTTCTAACTGTTCTTGAATAGCTTTTATTTCTTCCTTTATACTCATCTTACGATTAAATTCTTGGTTCTCTATTGTTAAATAGTGTGAACTTGTACCAATGCCACTAAAGGATGGGTTTTTAAATTTATGAGTTATGGTATCAGCATGGAGATTATTTTTAATAATAGCCAAACACATAATAAAAAATATAATAAATAAAGTATAAAATATTTTTATTTTTGTTGCTTCTTCTTGTAATTCTTTTTTAGTCTTTCCTTTGGTCATCTCTATCAGCCTTTGCTATTTTATTACTATCAATAAGTTGTGGCACACCTAATATAGTTTTAATTAAAGTATCTTGTCTTATAATTTCATTATCTAAACTTCGTACCCTATCTATTAATCCTACTAATATTCCGTGTTGGGAATCAAGTTTTGTACCAAGTCGTTCTTCAATAGCTTGTATTTGACCAGCTACTTTTTCATCAACTACATCTAGTTTTTGCTCCATGCCATCCACAATACGCATGATAAGCTTATAAATAAACCAACCAAGACCAAGTGCGGCTGCAATAGGAAATCCAACTTCTTGAATTAAAGTAACGGCTGATTCCATTAATAATCACCCCAAACTTTAACCTTTTTCCCTCCATGATATTCAACAGCATGACCTTCTTTTATTAAAACATCACAGATATCTCTGCCGTCTTCTGTATACGGAATACCAAGTATTCTACCATATTTACCTTTGCCTAAAGATTTGACTTGTATTTTACCAATACATAATTCTTTAAGTCTTTCTTTAGCAGCAAGTCCTAATTTCTTTTCTGCTAAATCTCTAGTTCTACTTTCAGGAGTATCTATACCTGCTAATCTAACACGTTGTTTATGTAACTTTACATCAAAGCCTAAATCTAAAGTGCAATCAAATGTATCGCCATCAACTATACGTTCTAGTGTTGCGTTATATACGAATGAATCTGGTGCTTTAGCCATTTAACACTTCCACCTTCTACGAGCTGCTTTACCTCTTTCACCCTTCCAACCCTTAGACCTAGCACAAAAAGACTTTCTTCTTTTTGCAGCTTTACTTCCTTTTTTAACTTTACCAGTGACAGCTGTTTTTAATTTACTTCCAGGATTTTTCTTACGATACGCAGCAACACCTTTTTTGGTCATGCCTGCACCTTTTTTAGTAGGTCGGTAATTAGCTCCTTTTCCTTTTGTAGTACGTCTTATAGACTTTTTCTTTTTTCTAGGCATTACTTCTTTTTACTTGTTTTTCTAGAACGTTTTAAAGCTGCTGCTGTAGGTGCTCCTTTGGCTCCTTTCTTACGCATTTTTCTGCCTTCTTTACGCTTTTTATTTATATTATACCATAAACCTTTTTTAGCTCGTCTGCCATCTTTAGTCGTATGATACTTACTACTTGATTTTTTCTTTGCAGACATTTTATTCTCCTATTTTTTCTTTTTCTTCATTTTCTTTTTATAGGCTTTAGCTGCTGCTTTTCCTTTTTTAGTGTATGAAAATTTTTTCTTTCCTACTTTTGGCATATTATTCTCCTTGTTTTAAAACTCTATCTTTTAATCTTATAGCTCTTGGACCTACTTGTATAGCCCAACGACTATCTAACATTTCAACTGCAGCTTTATCCCAGTTATGTTCTTCCATCGCAGCCAAAAACTTTTTAAACTTTAATAACCTTGTTATACCTAAATTAAAACACATATTCGCCATAACTCTTTGTAAATCTTCTGGTAAATCTTTCCACCATGTCATGTTTCTATCTAAATCATTTATAACGTTTTGTATGTCTTTTTCAAAACATTCAGTTATTCTTTCTTCAGAAACAGGAGTATCTACTTCTTGTCCGTGTTCAGGGTCTGTTTCTAATATTAAATGACCTATACCAAAAGTTGGATAACCTAAATGGTCTAAGTATATTTTATCTATACAGCCTTCATCAAAAGTTAATTCTTCTTGTAATTTTTGCATATCCATATTAATATCCTCTACGTTATTGTTATTGTTGTTGCTCCACCAGTTGAAACGCTTACGTTCCCCAGTGCCGTTGTTCCCTGAACTCCCTTTTCGGTCCCTGAATATATATCTACCCATTTATCACCTGTCCATAATTGCAGTTGGTTTGTAGAAAGATTCCAAATAATATCTCCTTTGTTGAATTTATTTTTATTTCTTTCTGTTTCATTTACATTTAAGGTTGCATTAATATCTTTAGTATTTAAACTTAATTCTAATACTCTTACTAAACGGTTAAATGTTTCAGAAGATACTTCTCCTATCGCTACGGGAAGTTTAGTTTCTAATAACTTACCCATTAACGTTTACCGTCAGGTTTAATATCCAAACGAGTTGCACCTAATCTAAAACCCATACCTAATTTAGCAGTATCATCATCATTAGACTGAACTCGGATAACTGCTTGACGACCTCTAAGACGAGTATCTATTTTAGAAGTATTAGAATAACAAGCTCCAGTAACAACGGTAGTTAAAGATTCTCCTGGAAAATCTCTTTTCTTTAATACTATATCTACTTGTTGTCCCCCAGTTCCCACACTACCGTTTCCGTTAAACTTAACATCAGGAATAATCCTACTAATATGTTGAAAATCTTCTCCTGCTGGGTCTATGTCAAAATCACTAGACTCTATATAAACATCCGTCATAGCTGTTTCGTCTGCGTCATGTCCAGTTTCGTGGTTGTAACAATACCCTGTATTAGAACTAGAATAAGTAGCTTTAGGGTCACTAAAAATACCTTCGTCTATCCAAGATGTTCTAGATAATTTACCTATTGACCATACTTGTTCTTCATAATTAAATACGACATATCTATCTATAACTGTAGTATCGTTTGAACAATAAAACCACCCCACTTCATTAAAAGCTTTATTAACAAAACCGAATATTTGATAACTTTGTGTTTGGTTTAAATCTGTAAAAACATATTCATCTACAGTACATAATAGTTGTTGTATTTGTCCTGAATAGTTATAAAAACCTTTTTTATCCATCCAAAAAACACCTTTAGGAGTATTGACCATAGCATTAGGTCCTACTAATCCAACTCCTTCGTTAACTAGGTTTAAAGAAAAAGTAAAAGGCTGTCCTACAAAAGTCATAGAATATAAAGAAGTATCTGTCCAAATTAATGTTTCTTGTCTTGCTCTAACTCCTCCAACTATAGAAGACCCTGCAGAAAGTCTAAAAGACCCTGCCGTATTTGTCGATTTAGGTTCCCATTCTGCTGCATCTTCTTGGTCAGACCATGCAATAAACATAGGGTCTATTGAACCTGTTCTAGCTGTTTCTCCATCATTTAATGGGTCTGCTCCTAAACAAATTACGTGTCTGTCTACATCACTGACTAAAACTTGTAAAGCTTTAGTAGGTGCTAAATTAGCTCCAGAAATAGCAGATAAAGCAACACCTCTATCAGTACCTAATGTTTTTGCACTAGTATCCCAATAATAAATTCCTGCTCCTCTAGCATTAAAAAGTAAATCTTCACCAAAATTATCTTGAGACCATAAACGTAATTGATTTGTTGTTTCTAATGCCGCAACACTCCCCCAAGTACCTGAGCCCCAATAATCAGAGCCCCACCCTGTTGAGGGAACGTAAACATCTAAACCTACGTTTATTTGATAAGCACCGACGACACTCCCACCACCGTTACCACTATCACTTGAATTAGCGGTTACTTCAGCACCATCAGTATCTTTAGCCGTTATAGTATAAGTATTAGCGTTAGGTACTGTAACTATTTGATATTCTTGATTTAGTACAGCAGCAGTTATTAAACCACCTAAAGTAGCTGCACCACTAAATGTTACAAAATCATTTATAACAGCACCATGAGAAGAATCCGTTACTGTTATAGTAGAACTTCCATTAGTTGCAGAAAATGTTACATCGCCTGCACTAGTAGTACTTCTTAAAGGAGTTATATCATTATAAGAATTTCCTTCTAATATATAGTTTTTCCAAGTAGTTCCTAACCCTAAATATTTAGTTCCTTCTAAATCAACCCAAGCGTGTAAAGACCTTCCTGAAGATTTAAAACTGTTTGAAGAAGCTTTAGCCCATCCGCCTATTTTTTCTGGGAGACCTTTACGGAAACGAACTAAATTACTATCAAACCAACCTCCTTCATTAGCGTAAGCGGTAGCTTCTTTATTGATTCCTGGTTTAAAAAGAAATTTTTGTAAAGGCATTATTTTTTCCTATATAAAAGCAGCGAAAACTATAGAGCCCAGTATAAATGGATAAACCCCCCATAATAACATTTCTAATCTTTTAAATTTAGCAGAACCTTCGTCTAATCTTTTTTCAATATATTCATAGCGAATAGCACACTCTCTTTCGTGTGCACTAAGTTCTGCTAAAGCTTCTTTTACCGTAGCCATTATTTTTGTTTTGCTTTACCTATGTTTAAAGCACACCAGTCAATAACTTTATAAATTGGTTTAAACCAATGGTTATCTTTAGGTGTTGGTGTAATTGCCGCTATTACTGAAGCTATAGAGATTATAGCAGTAATCCACATAATAATATTTAACCACATCATTTTATTTTTCCTCCTCTGGAATATCTTTATCTTCTTTGAGAATTTCTTCAGCTTCTTCTTGAGTTGAAGCTATAAATGAATTTTGAAAAACAGTTAAAGCCGCTTCTATTTGGTCTAAATCAAAAAGTATTTGTTCTTTTTTCTTTCTTAAATTAGTGATTTGATTTGCCAGATATTTTTGTTTATCTGTCATTTCAGATTCTAATATTTCCTTATCACCGACTTTAGCTTTGTTTTCTTCTTTTTGCATTATTGCACCTCCTTAGGTGTAGTTGTTTGCACATCCCAACAATTTAAGTTGGATGCGATAGTTCGTCTTTCGCCTTCACCTTTGAAGGGATAGACCATGTGTTGTAACCAAGAAGGGAACACTAATAGTTTTCCTACTTCTGGAGTCATAACAAATGATTGAGCTGGTTTTAATCTTTCTGCGTCTATAACTGAAACTTGTCCGTATTGAAACGCTATACAGCCGTCTGAATGTCCACTTTCATTATACAATGAATAAGTTGGAGAATTAGCATTAGCTTTAGCACCTATTTGCGGTGGTACTTTAGTCCAAGCTGTAGTAGATATACCCATTAATGTTTTAGTGCCGTGGTCATGGATAGGATTATAATCTCCATCGTAACTATGCACTGACCAAGTTTCGTCTATTTGAACTTGTTTATCACCTTTAAGACGATTCCCTGACTTACTAAAATGATTAATATATTCAGCACCAAGCTGACAGATAAAACTATTATACTCAACCATTCTTTTATCATTGTGGTCTAACAGTAATTGTTCTCCTTTATCTATTTGTCCTACTAAAGTTTTTGCTAATGATTCTTTGTTTTTATCTTCTCTATACTCATCCATATAATCATTAACATCATCAATCATTTGCTGTGGCATTTGTGTTTCTAACACATATACCGCAGGCATAGTATGCATCAAAAACTCTCCTTTAGTCATATTTAACTAGGTACGTTAAAATTATTATCTGGTGTGCTTACTGCTGGTGGGTTAGTAATAACGCTATCTACTTGACTAGCAAAAACTACATCCCATTCTGATACAGGACATATAGCTACTAAATTAGCATTAGTCCAACTACCTTTAGCTTTTAATGTAAAGTTAGCATTTCCATCATCATCAAGTTGTTTAACTGTAGTGTTAAAAGTATGAGTATAGTAAGTGCTATCACCCTCACTATCGTTTTCATATTTCATTTCTATAGTCCACTTATCTACTTTATTAGATGAGTTTATATAAGGTGTACAACTAACTATCGCTTTTGATACTGCCATATTATTCTCCTTCGTTTAATTTAGCTTTT